TGCACCCGCGTCGGAACGCTTGTAAGCAATGTACCCAACCAAAAGAGCATCAGCAAAACGCTCGTTCAAACGAAGCATTTGAACGCCTCCAGCGTTGCGAACAACATATTTGCTGAAATCAGCGGCGACCAATGCCTTTTTAGTAGCGGCGATTGCGTCCATGTCGTTGTTAACGTAGAAGGGAACTCCGAACACGCGGTCGGGTTCGCCCATTGCCATTCCCGGAATAAATACGGGGAAGTCGTTAGAAGAACCAACGCCCAGTTTGCGAATAGCGGCGGCCGTAGTGTCGGCACCCATAAGAGCAAATTTCGGTGAGTTGCGGTAAGACTTGTCGATGCTATGAATTAGCGTCAAGATTTCGTCAGCCGTGATTGCGGTTGCACTCGCGGTAGTCAATGCACTTGAACCCGCGGTGATCAAACCTTGTGGTTGGCTTGATCCGGTGCCGGTTGTGAAGTGTGCGTTTTGACCGCGTGCGATACGCTCGCCAAGAGTGTTCACAAGGAACGCGTCAAGATCAAACGCTGCATCTTGCAAAAGTTGGTAAGAAACCTTAACAATTTTTGAAGAATAAGTGTAAGCACCGAGGTTTAGGGCGGCGAATGTCATATCGGAAACCACGTCGGCGGAACCTTCAGACAAAATTGCACCGACAACGCTGGTATCGTTCACCTTTGGGTAAGGCAAAGTAGCGCCGCTTGTGGTGTTTAGAACTTGAGCAAGACCTTCGATGGCGCCGGTGAATTTCGTCGCAACGTCAAGGATGTTTGAGAAATCTTCGGGAACCAAGAATCCACCGAGTGAATCGGTAGTCGTGATTTGAGAATCAGTACCGCGCATTTCAACCAATGAACGTTCTTCGGCAGTAAGACCGCCCATTCCGTTGCGTAGGTATTTTGAAAATGCTGCGTGCTTGGTGATTTCCTTTTGTTCGGCGCGTACTTCGCGACCGGCGGCAATCTCCTTCTTCATTTGCTCGGCACGCTCGATTTTCTCAACGCTTTCGCCATAGGCGCGAACGTCGGTTTCGATTGCATCAAACTTTTGATTTTCCTCGGCGTTCAGCGAACGGCCTTCGGTTTGTGCGGCGGCAACGATATTGTTCATTTCGTTTACCAACGCGGCGCGTTTTTCGCGCAGTTGAATTGAATTCATGATTTTATGAATTAAGGTTAATTATTCTTAAAAGTAAAGAGCGCAAATTCGGCCGTTCAGCCTTGTCTACGTTTTCGATTTCCGAACCAACTGGTTCGGCGTCGGCAACCGAGGTTTGAACCTCGGCGTCGGTGTTTAGCGCACGCGTCACAAGTTGCGACGTGGCGGCGGGGTATGCGGGAATCACGACGGGCGCAACGTCAATGAGGCGCGATATTTTCGTGATCGTGCGAATGTTTTGTTTGCCCTTCACCGACCAAGAATCGGATTCGATCATAAAGGCGAACGACGATTGATTGACGTCACCGCGGCGCATCAACTCAATCAAGTCGTTGGCGTACGTTGTATTCGGTAAATCAATTTCGTACCGCAAACCGCGTTCGTCGGTTGACAAACGCAACGTGCCGGACGATGCGCGGCCCAAAAGGTAGTTGTAATCGTGATTGTAAAAACCACGAACGTCGTCGTTCATAACGGAATCGAACGCGCCCGGCGCGATGTATTCAATGAACCCGCCTAAATCTTCGGACGGCGAATTGAACACGGCAGCATAACCCGCGATGGTTTGTCCGTTCACGTCGGCGCGTTGCGTCGTGGTGCGGCGCTCCATGATTGGAATGTTCTTGCGAACGTCGGCGGCGAATTTTTCAAGCGTCGAGAATCGGTGAACAACGTTCAAGGCTGGTTCTTGCTCGACGTATGCCTCAATTTCGGAATCAAATTGGAAAATTCGAATCTTTGCGGCGGGGTCGTCCTCGGTTGCGTTCACTACGAACCCCGAATCGGCCTCTAATTCGCCTTCTACGGCGATTTCGATGATGCGACCATAGGCGAACCCATTTGACGAATTCCAACGCACGAAATCGCCTAATTCGAGTTCGCCGGGCATTGCCCGTGCGTCGTTCCCTACCTTAACGCCGACGCCGCCGATTTCGGCCAATACGTCGTCGTTGTTTTCGTAGTGACGAACGATGTTCAATTCCTTCATTTTTTCAATTTTTTTTTCGTTTGACCCCATCGCGAAGATGCGCGATTCGGGGATTCCGTATTCGTTGCCGAACACGATCAGTTCCGCGTCATCGGCGCGGGCCGAAATGATGTAAACCTCGGAACCGGATTCCAATTCCTTTTGTAAATACTCTTGCCCCTCGGCCATGGTCAACGTTCCGTCGAAATCAAAAGAAACGCGTTCGCCCTCGGCACGCAATTCCCGTTCGTATTCTTCGGATTCCTCGTATGTCTTTTCAGACCATTCGAGCATTTCGTCACCGCCCCACGCGGCGTACATTACGGATCCGCAAATTTCGTTTTTCTCGGAATCGAAGAAATCGCCTTGGTCGTAAACCTTCGCACGCGATAAAAACGAATAAATGCGGGGTAAGCGTTCGACCGATATGGCCTCACGCTCCGATAAAATGCGGGCGGTTTCCCAACCAACGGGCGTTCCGCATTGGGAATCGTATTCTTCGCGATGCTCCAACGCGCGGTTGGCGTTGTCGGTTGCGGCTTGTGGGTAATCGGAAAACGGCATCGTCTTAAATGCTTTCGTCTTCGCCAACGTTGACCATGTTCAATGGCTGCAAATAAATGTCGCCACCATCGACGTCGGGCAGTTGTTCTTTTTTGCGAATGTCGTTTACCGACAACCAACCCCATTGACGACCGACCGCATAGGCGTCGTAACGTGACTTGATGTCGCCGCGAAGTAAACCTTCGAGGTTGAACTGCACAAAGAATGCGGATTCAGAACCAAACAATTTGAGCGTGAATTCTTCTTCCCAGCGCACGGCGTAGGGGCGAATCGTGTTTCGTACGAATTGGATGCCTTGTTCTTCGACGTTTGCACGGGTCGCGGAATTTTTAAGGTCGCCGATCATGTGCGGCGGAATGAGAAACCAACGGGCGACTTCTTCGACTTGAAAAACGCGGGTTTGTAAGAACTGCGCTTGGTCGGGCGGAATCGTCATGCGCTCGATTTTCATGCCTTCTTCAAGAATCGCGGTCTTGTGGGCGTTGCCCAAACCGCCGTATGAATTCGCCCACGAATTTTTGATTCGTGTATATGCTTCGTCCGACAAACGTCCGGGGTGCGTTAACACGCCGCCGACGTTTGCGCCGTTGCCAAAGAATTGAGCGCCGAACTGGTTGGCCGCCAAACCGATTCCGAATGTTTCGCGGGCCGCCTTAATCGGTGAAATTCCCATAACCCCGTCGAACGACAAACCGCAAACGTGGATCATTTCAAAATCCGAGTAAACTTCTTTTTTGTCAACGTGGTAAAACTTTTCGTTCTGAACCACTTTGATTTCAACGCGCAACGGGTGAACGGGAATCATTTGCGTCACACGGGCCGCGCCGTCGCGCTCAATGAATGCAAACGCGTTTCCGTGAAGGGCGAGGTTCGCCATCATCGTTTCGCGGAACGTCATTGACGTCATCATTGCGTTTGGTCGGCGCAGTACTTTCGTGATCGGGTGACTGGGAACCACCATTGGCGATTCGTCTTCGCTGGTGTAAACGTTCCAAGGTAGTGACGCGATGGTTTCCGATAAAATACGAACCGATGCCCAAACCGCCGAAAACGTCATGGCGGATTTTTCGTTGACCGCAACGCCGGTCTTTGAGCGGTCGTCCGAGAATAACCATTCCGCGGGTTTAGCCAACGAGGTTGAAGGGTTGTTCGGTGAAGCGCGGAATAATCCGATCACGCGGGCTGCAAAGGTTGGTTTCGTTTCGGCCATAGTAGGTATATCCCCCTCAAAAATACGAATAGTTTTCCGAACCATGCGCGGGTGTTCCCGCAAAACTTATTGACACGCGTTGTTGATTTTATTTATATATATATATATCCCGTAGGGATATATATATATATAAATAAAATACACGGCGCATCAATATAAACCAAATAAATACAAAGAAACTTTTGAACAACGTCAATTTTCACGCTCCAGCGCGATCAGTAAGTGGACGTAGTAACCCATCAAATCATAAATGGTGTCAATGGTGTCGTCGTTCACGCCGACCGCTGAAATGCGCGACAACTTATCGTCGATGCGGGCGCAAATGGATTCGACCGACGTGGCCCTTGAAAAAACCCGAACCGGGTTTTGTAGCGAATTGCCGTAGGTCGTATTTTTTGCCAAAACCAAATCTTCGAGTTTCTCAATGATTTCGGAAATTTTATCGTTGATTTGTGAGGTTTCGTTTTGCATGATTTAATGAATTTTGAAACGATTGATAAGATTGAAAACGTCGCCGCCCGTATATTGAAACGTGCAGTATTTCGCACGATTCATAAGCAGCGATTTTTTGATTTCCTTCACCAATGTAAACATTGAATAATTGGTTGAAGGAATCGAGCGTCGCGCATTGATTTTGAAACACTTGCGCCGTGGTATTTATATTTTTCATAGGTAGCGGATTCCCGTTTGTTCGTACACCGAGCGGTCGTCATTCGCGCCTCGCGTCGCGGTCATATATTCACCGATTGCCATCGCCAGCGCAACCACGCCGTCGATCTTATCGGCCGACTTATTTTTGACGAACTTTACGTTCATAGCCTCGTCGAACTTTGTTTGCACGTTCGAAACCATGTACCGAAGCATCGAGTTCCCGCCGTGGTGAAGCGTTTTTTTCTTGATCATAATTTCCATTTCACGAATCGGCTGGGTCATTGACGCGAACCCTTGGCCGAACGGATCCATATCAAAACCGGCCTCGACCAGTCGTTGAACCAATGCCGACGAGTTCCATCGGTCAAAGGCCACGGACTTAATATCGAAGACCTTTGACATTTCAAGCATTACTTCAAATATCACGTTGTAATCCGTTGAGTTCCCGTCGGTCACGATTAACTCACCGACCGAAACAAACGCATCGTAAGACGCCCCCACGCGGCCGCGTCGTTGTTCGACCGCCGCGTTCGAAACAAAGAATTTTGAAACAACCTTCATTTCGCCATCATCCATCGGGAAAACCAAGACAAAGGCGCAAACGTCGGACACGGCGGCCAAGTCCAAACCGCCGAAGCACGTTCGGCCGCGCAGTTCGTCAAGGTCAACGACGCCAGCGGACGCGCACCAATCGGTGTCAGTCAACCAACCATCGAACGACGAAATCCATTGGTTTAGGTGTAATTGTTTGAACGCGATTTCAGACGTCGGCAAAATCTTTGCCTCGGCCGACATTTTTTCGAAGTATTCCATGCGAACGGAAACGCCGAGGTTCGGGTTTGCAATCAACCACGTCTTCGGGTCGAACGGATCGGCGTCGAGCGGCGCC